TATATTTTTTTGGCAAGTTAAAATCGCCTCTTTTTGGTGAGAGTACAAGAAGCAGTCTGCTCCCCCCGCAAAGGAGGGTATGAGACAACCAGTTGGGGAGAGCAGATTATTCCCTGCAATTTGTGTTTGATTTGTTTGTGGTTGTCTCATATAATTTTTATACTATTTTTTTTGGCGTGTAGTCAAGTATCTCTAATTTATTTTTATTTATGATTTCTTTTATCTCTAAAAATTCTTTTTTTTCTGCATCGGACAACCTACCCCACAATGAATAAATTTTGCTGGATATAGTTTTTTTAAATCGCTCATGATCGGTCTGTTTACCAAATGTTTTTAACCATTTTCGCCCTCTCACGAATTTAACGTAGTATAAATTAAAATCGTCAAACATTTTATTTCAACCCATATTCCTCAGGGTGATCTAAAATATATTCCCACGCTTTAATGTTCGGGTCAACACAAAGATCTTCCAGCCAAGCGTAAAAATTACGTTCCGAAGAGTCTCTGGTTTTTGCGAAATATAAATAAATAAATTCTTTGATAATGTTTCTACGCTTTTTTATCTTACGTTTTGGCATCATTGGTTTTCTCTTCCCCATTTTAGTTAAACACTCCATACCATTTGAAAATTTGTCAAACATTTTTAGATTATCGTCAATTTATTTTTTATTCCATTTATCACACATTTTTATGTGTCCAAAATAAGCGTCTCTTGCTAAATTGTAACCGCAAAAGTCAAGTTCGTTAAAATCTAAGGCTCGGTAAGGACAACATTTTGAATCTGTTTCCACAGACTTAAAAACCATTGTTTCATATTTTCTATTAAATCCAATATTTTCGTACCCATTTTTTTTCATCCAATCGGCAAGACGGAAGTCTCCTTTACCTTCAAGTTTTATACCCCTACTTTCTGCCAAAATTTCTCGAACATTAGAATCTGGAACATATTCTCCTACGGTTGAAACAATATATTTACCAACGTTCGTATTTAAACGAAACTGGCATTCGTTCCCAACGATTAAATGCCCTGCGTGACCCATCCATACCCAGTTTTTATCCATGACTCCTCCTATTGTCCGCAGACATATTTGGTTTTTTTGGATTATTTTGGTCTCTTTTTTTATTTCTTTTTGCTCCTCATAGGATAACGAGTCCCACCATTTTTGGGTTTTTTCAATATTTTTCATTTTAGTTCACTCTCCTATTATCCCCTTTCTGCCATATCGTACTCTCTCAAATTTCTAACAATATTTTTTGCAATACATCCTTCTATTTTTTGCATGGCTAAATACAACGGATTTTTATCAATATCTCCTTCGGTACACTGGTATAGCCAGCAGGACAAATTTTTCAGAGCTGTAATCGGATTGACGTTTATATCCACTAGATACCTAAAATCTAGCTTTCTAAATTCCTCCGCAGCGCCTTCTTTGTAACGAGCATCTACTGACTCGCAGTTCAAGAAAAACATATCCTTTGCTAGTTTTTCTTTTGAAAAATGTTTGTCCATATCATACCCCAACTCGGTCAAATAGTGTTTGTACCAATTATCCCGATCAATCGAGATAAATGTAACTACCTTATTTATTGTCGAATCTTTAACTATAAATGCGCTCATTTTTTATTCCCCCAATTTTAAAAAAAATCCCCTCGGAGCGTGAACAGAAAAGCAAAAACTTTCCAGTTTCTCCGAGGGTAAAATTAAAAAAAATTTTTGCTGTCTCTCTGTTCACATATATAGTATAGCAGATATAATCTTTTTGTCAAGCCCATAAAATGTATCCAAAATGCCTAAAATATAAGGCTTTTCAACTCATCCTCGACAGTAAAAGATTTTTAAAATATATTTTATGACCAAAATGCCTATAGATTAAGAGTTTTGGATAACTTTTATATTTCTCGACGGTAAAAAAGATTTTTGCGTTACATTTCGTTACATTTTTGAAAAGTTTTGATTTTTTTTGGCTGAAAATACAACTTTGATAAATTGTGGATAACTTTTGGCATAAAAATTGCTACACTTTGTAATTTCAATCCGTAATTTCAATTTAATTTCAGTTTAATTTCAGTTTGACTTTTTTTTCCAATCATTGACAATAAAATAGATTGGCATAAAAATTGCTACTGAACATATGAAATAATATATACATATATATATATATATATATATAATGTGTATATATAGCAATAGCAATTTACCCTTTTGTAATTTCAGTATTTCAGTGGACCTTGTTTTTGTTACATTTTCGTTACATTTTTGATTTGATATTTTTTGTGTTTTAAAAAAAAGCAGGAAACCTTTTGTATGATATGATGTGCGGCGCTTTTTTGGATAGAACACATTTAGCTGATTCAATCCCTCTATCTTTACTAGACCACTCTAATTGAAATACTAATAGTTCCACTTGACAATAATTAATAATACTGTTATATATATTGTAATGGAATCCAAAGTTATAAAAAGTTATGACAAAAAGTGGTTATCCACAAAATGCAGAAATTTTGTGGATCAATACGAACTGCTAAATTTTTTGTGTGAAGTTGCTGTAGGAAAATTTTTTACAGAACAAATTTTTGAAACACGCGGTGGGCGCTTTGAAAGTCGTCCAGTGTATCCCGATATCAGAGACAGGCTGAGAGCGGTAGAAATTTTACTAGATAGGGGTTATGGTAAGTCCGTCCAAGAAATTGATATAATTGAGCCAGAATCAATAGAAGAAAAATCAGAACGTAGGAAAAGAATATTAGAGCTGATAGAATATAAAAATGTTGCCTAACGCGTTATCCGACGACGATTGCATGGAATTTGAAAAATATCTCTGTGAGACGGATTTAGCGTATCTGTGCAAAAAGATTTTAAAGTTCAAAGATTGGGCGACCTGCCATGATGATTTAAATAAGTTTTTAAAAACAAATTACGATAGTAACCGCAAACTAATACTGATTCCTAGAGAGCACCTCAAAACTTCCGTTGTAACAATCGCTCAGACAATCCAAATACTTTTAAAAAATCCGAACGCTTCTATTTTGATTTGTAATTTAGTTTTGTCTAATGCGGAAAAAATGTTGTTTGAGATAAAGGACTATTTATCGTCGAAGAGCACGCTTAGAAATTTGTACGGGAATTTTGTAGGAGATAAATGGAACACAAATGAGATTATAATCAAGCAGCGGACGTCTGCTGACAAAACGCCAAGCATATCAATCGGATCACCTGATAGTGTAGTAACTAGTCAGCACTACGACTATATTTTTCTAGACGATATTTTGGATGATTCGGTTTTGGGCACACCAGAACAAGTTGAGAAAACTATGAATTTTTACAGAAAGATTTTAGATTTGTTAAAACGTCCAGACGGGAAACTTACAGTAGTTGGTACACGATGGCATGATAGGGATTTATATGGTCACATCATAAAAAATTTAAAAGAGGAGTATACGATTTATGAGAAGGGAGCGACGGAAGACGGAACTATAGACGGAGCAGTGATATTTCCGAACAAGTTTACTACAAATATTTTGAAACAGTTATTAAAAGAGAAGGGAAGCTACTCTTTTTTCTGCCAATATTTTAACAAACCAATCATGGTTGAAACGCAGCATTTCAAACCGCCGTTCAGGTACTGGAGTGAGTTAGGCGATAATTGCGAGCACACAATAACAGTTGATCTAGCGTCAACTAGCAATGCGTCATCGGACTATAATGTGATAATGGATGCGTGCGTTACAGGGTCTAACCAGATGTGTGTGTTTGATTATTTCCGTTCTAAGTGCGGAGTTTTCGAGTTGATCGAAAAACTATTTGCGATGGCAATTAGGAGTAGGGTTAAGAAGGTTGGGATTGAATCAGTTGCGTACCAGCGGATATTTGCGAATATTATCGAGGAGGAGTGTAGGAAGAGGAACGTATTTTTTAAAGTTATACCGATTGTTCCTCACCGTGACAAATTTTCTAGGATCATGGCTCTTCAACCGAGATATGAGAGTGGTAATTTATTGTTAAAGCAAGGAATGCACGAACTGGAAGATGAGTTCTCGCGGTTTCCTGTTGGTGAGCACGACGATATACTAGATTCGTTAGCGATGCAATTAAATGTTATCCAACCGAGATACGAAACAAAACCTAAAGTTTATATACCGCCCGAATACAGGAGTGAAAAATATGCCTACGCCTAAAAAAGAATATTTAGAAAAAATTGAAGAGAAGTTGGAGAGGATAGAGAAGGTGTTGACGGAGCTGTGTTTAATTGTGAGTGAAAAAAAAGATAAAAAAACGAGTGGACTGATATGATAGACATGCCATTTATTTTGCCTATAAGATTTACGAGCGATTATGAAATTGTGGATGCTAATGGCAGAGTTATATTTCCGACGATATTATATAGGTCAGACACATATCACATCAAGCAACAAAAATATTCTGGTGAGTATGTTGTTAGTTTAATAAACAATAGTAACGGATATTTTCTGGATGAGAAAAACGAGTGGAAAAAGTTAGAAGATATAGCTGTGCATGACAACAATTCTAATGGAGATGGTTTGCATAAAAAAAGAGGGAAGTTTAGATGATTGATACTGATAGAGTTACAAAATTAAATTTAGGGTGTGGAACTGTTAGTATAGAGGGGTATGTTGGTATTGATAACAGGTTATCTGAGTCCGTAGATCGTTTAGTAGATTTAGAGGGTAGTAACTGGGAATTTGAAGATAACAGTATAGATCACATAATTGCGAACGATATAATTGAACATTTATCTAATCCGATAAACACGATGAACGAGATATGGCGAATTTGTAAAGATGGGGCGATAGTTGAGATGAGAATACCGACGACAGATGGGAGGGGAGCATTTCAAGATCCGACTCACAAGAGTTTTTGGAATGCGAATTCGTTTTGTTATTATTGTGAAGATTTAGGATTGTTACATTTAGGGAGACATTATGGATTTGTTGGAAATTTTGAGATTATTAGTTTCAACGAAAAGTATATAGGTGATCCTACGATGCGGATTATAGAGATGAATGTTAAGTTGAGGGTTAAAAAAAGTGGTTGATGAGATTGGGCAGATAGATCAAGATCAGGTACAAGATCAGGTACAAGATCAGGTACAAGAGGAATCAATCGTTAATGATATTGATGATATGGACTTATCTGTTTATATTATAAATAAACTTGCGGAAGATATTCGTGACAGAGAATCGTATGGTTGGAACGCAATGCGTGTGTATGAGGAGTATTCTTATGCTGGTTACAAGTCAAGGGTTAATGATCCGTGGAAGAATGCGTCCAACTATTGTGTAGGTCTAACTCCAACGTTGGTAGATACTGCTCATGCTAACACTATTGGCTCAATAAAAGCGGATACAAACAAAATAGTAAGTGTGCGTGGGATAGGAAAAGAGGATGTAAGAACGTCTAAACTTGCAGAGTCTGTTATGAATTGGGTTGTACTGAATTATATTGATGATTCGTTAGACACGTTAGATAAAGCTATTCATGTTGCGTACAAGGCTGGTAATGCACCTATAAAATGTATTTATGGGAGTGGCATTTATGGTCAAAGAAATAAGGTTATATGGAAGAGGATACCAGTAGAAAATTTGATATTGCCGATGAGTGCTTCTGGTGTTCAAGTTCGGAACACAGATCATATATTTGAGTTGATTCCGTTAGACGAGAACGATTGGGAAATTAGGAAGTCGTTAAACGATTCTGATGGTAAAAAATATTATAAAGGAATAGAAAATCTATCAAAAGGTAATGGGGTTTATGTATCTGGAATAAACGAGATTATGCAAGCAAGGGATGTAGTATCAAGAACATCTCTTACTGAACGATTTTCTAGGAACATGAGATACCTGATGGAATGTTACGTTACATATCCTCACAAGAACAAAGAAAGCGGGGACGTTGAGTTAGTAGAGTTGATTGTTTGGTGTTCTCCTAACGGAGGTCAGATATTTAGAAAGGTTGAGAATAAAGATATTGATGAAATAAGTGGTGATCCTATCAGACCGTATGCTTGGAAATTTCAGCCGTATCCGAGAGAAGACCGTCCGTATGGCGATTCGTTATGTTGGCTAATAAAACAATCGCAAGAAGAGCTGGACTATGCGCACAACCAAGTTTCTAATGCTGTAGAGAAGTTAGTTAAGACTCCTACGTTTTACGATCCGTCTGGCGGTTTTGATCCTGAGCTTGTCCAGATGACACCTAACGGGTGGTATCCAGTTCCGAATCCAAGACAAAACATTTTCATACCGTCTTACGATTATGGATCTATATTCCAGCATTACAGATCGTTTGACTTGTATTGGGAGTATGCACAGAGGAGGACAGGATTGACGGAACTGTTTCAAGGTAGAGCTCCAGAACGTCAGACAACGTTAGGAGAATCTGAACTTAGAACGAATAAGAGTGAAATTAGGTTTAAAGTTCTTTATGATAGGATGCAAGAAGGTTTTAAAGAGTTAATGAATTTAACGTGGCACAACATGAAAAAGTTGCCAAAAGAAATAATTGTTAAAGTTTTAGGAACTAGCGATTACAAGAGTTTACAAGAGTTGTTTCCAAAAGGGATGAAATTTAATTATGATTATATGTTTGCAAATGAACCATTAACAGAAAAAGCTAAGAAGAGGCAGGACTCTATTTTATATTTTGAAAGAGCCATGTCAACAAGAATAGTTTTGGAGAGTAGTGTTAATCAGTGGAAATTGTTAGACAAATTATCGAAAGATTTTAATATAGAAAATGTTATTCCAAAACCGAAAGAAGCAAACATATTATCTCCTCAAGAATCTATTGAACGGATTATGAGTGGTCAATACGATATTGTTCCAGACTCGCAAATAGATACTCAAGACTATTTGATTCAGATGCAATCGTTCATAAAAACAGACACATTTCAGAATGCTTCTTCTGAGGAGAAGAATGCGATTGTACTTTTATTGCGTAGGGTTCAGAATATTGATATAGGACAAAAGAAAGCGGTTGAAGGAGTTATGGCTCTTGAGCAAGAGATGAAAGCGGAGTCATTGTCTAGGAACATTATTCCTACAAACAAAAGAGTTCCACAAGAGGTAATATGAGAAAATATACAAAAGAAGAGAAGGTTAGAATAACAGAACAGTTTTTGGTTAGTGAAGGATGGGAATGGTTTAAGCAGGAACTAGAAGATAAGTTAATATATTTTGAGCCAGCAGTAGGCCAGAATATAGATGTGAACACTCGTATATTCCAAGACGGAGTCATTGCTGGCATAAGATTTTGTTTAAAAAGTCCTGAACGTATAAACAAAGAAAATGATAGTTATGTAAGAAGATTATATGCGGAACTTTTGGAGGGAAAACATGGCTCATAATTATGGTGGTATGGTAGAATCTGGGAAGAAAGGTAAAGGAAAAATAACTTCTATTCATATAGATTTTGCTGAGAATGGGTATAAATATTGTGTTCATAAAGACAATATGAATGCCGACGAGTACGTTTATACTGATAGCGAGGATGTAATAAAAGCGTTAAGGGGTGATATGAAGGTTAAGAAAGAAACAGGTCTTAAAAGTGAAGTGAAGAGAAATGGAAACAATAAAACTTGATACTGGAGAAACTCTTACAAAGAAGAAGCACAGGTTCAAAAATTTTCCAGATTATGATAGTGATTTAAGACAGATTTGTGGTATTTGTAGGAAATGGAAAGGTGACATGAGTTATTCCGAATTAGAAGAATGTTTAGGAAAAAATGGAAACAATAAATCTTGATACAGGCGAAACTCTTACTCTGGATTTGAATTATATTCAATCAATAGAACCGTCAGAAACATTATTTGGGTACACATACTGGAGCTATATGATACCTCCAGAACAACCAAAAGACATCTTAATTTTAGGGTATGGTAATGGAACTATTGCAAATCTGATATATAAAATTTGGGGTAAATATAAGTTTATGGGTTGTTTGGGTATTGATATTAGAGAACCAAAGAACAAATATGTAGGACACGATTTTATAAAAATAGATGCAAAAGATTTTATAAAAACATGTGACAAACGGTTTGATTATGTTGTAATTGATCTATACAATGGGAACGAGATATGTGATTTTGTGTTTGATGAAGACTTTGTAAAGGGTATTTCTAAAGTTTGTTCTAAACGAATTTCTATAAATTTATTCAAGGAAGATTTTGGAAAAGAAATAATTTACGATAGATATTTTAAGAAAGAGATAGAGAAGCCGATACTAAACAATAAGGTTATCTTCTTTCGTAATAAGGAGGATCAATATGGGAAAGAAAAAACCTAAAAAGCCAAAATATTAAAAAGTAGTAATTAGCCTTCAAAAAAAACGCCGATCAACGATTATTCTCAATGAATTCAGAGAATGTCTTGATCGGCGTTCTCATTTGGCGGTAAGAGGATAGGTAGAACTTTTGTTACTTACCGCCAAACAAGATTTGCCGCTATTAAACGGTAAAAATAAAAATTGGAGGTTATTAAATGTTGCCAGAAAAAGAAGACATGACAGATTCAGATTTGTCATCTGAAGATTCTCTTAACTCCCCTGATTCGAGCGAGGGTGAAAAAGGCTCGTTAAAAAGTGAAGAGAAATATATTGATCTGCTAAAGAAAAAAGATAAAGCTATTTCTGATTTGCGAGAACAGGTTTCAGAAATTAGAGAGAAACAAGAGAGGATAGATGAGCTTGAAAACAAGAAACGTTTAACTGGAGATCAGCAAGACGAGCTTGACAGTTTACAAGATCAGATTACTGCTATCCGTAGAGACAAACGGTCTAAAGCTTGGCTAGAAATTAATAAAGGTATTAGCCAAGAAGTAAGTAAAGCTGAACTAGATTCTCTTGATTTGTCGTATGCAGAAGAGTTTGTAGAGGAGATGGCTGAACAAGAGAAGTCTGATATAGACACTTTTTATCCAAAGATCAAAAAATTTATGAGAAAAGTTGATCCAGAAGCGTCTATGAGACTTCTTACTAGAGCTAAAAAAGCGTACAAACTGATGAAGCATGAAGAACATCTTTCTAATAGAGAAAAGGCTATCGCAGAAAAAGAAAAGCAATTTTTAGAAGTTGGCGGATCAAGACAGCCAAGAACGCAGAGTAGAGAAGAATTGATAAATTGGAAAGAAAGTAAAGATCCAAAAGAAGCTTTATCTTCTCTTTTAAAAGGAATTTCTGACGCTCAAGAAGCTGGTATGGCAAAATAACCTTCTCATAGGAGGTTTTTAAGATGGGACAGAATAATTATATAGATTCGGAAGAGTCCCAATAAATTAGCATGAGATATTCTCCGTGTCCAGAATTGAAGGATAAAGATTGGTTATACCAGCAATATGTTTGTAATGGTAGAACAATGAAATATATTGCTGATGAACTTAAAGTTTCTTCTTCAAGAGTTTTTAGTTGGTTAAATAAACATAATATAAAAACTCGAACACAAAGTTCATACTTAAAAGGAAAGAAATTTTCAGAAGAACATAAACTGAAAATGTCCTTAGCATCTAAAGGTAAGAGCAGATACTGGACAATTAGAGAAAATAATCCGAATTGGCAAGGCGGAAGAACAAAAGCAGTTCAACTTGAAAGGAC